GCACCATGTCCGCCGTATATAGCGGCTCACTACCATCGCCACAGCCGTTGTAGTGCGTCTCAGGAAGCGGCGGTGCGGTGCGCGGGGCAAGCAGCTTGCGGAGTGCCAGATATTCGCGCAGGAGCTGCACGACGCGTCCATGGCCCATGAAGTGCGGGCCATTGGCGGCATTGGTGTAGGCGTCAATCCAGACTTGAATGCCATCCAGCGGGGTGAGTTTCAGGTCCACCACAGGGCGGGCATCACCGATGGGCTTGCCCAGGCTCCACAGGAACATACAGAAATTCGCCACGTCACGCGGATCGCCTTTCTCGACGTGCTCGCGCAGCATGTAGGACAGTTCGGCGGGATCGCATTGCTGCCATCCGGCGCGTCCCTTGGCGCGTGCGTCTGCCAACTTCGCCTTCATGACCTCAGCGAACTGGTCCACTGCGACATCATCCGGATGCTTTACCTCGGCATCGGCCGCGACCTGCAGCGAAACGACAGGGTGAGCAGTTCCACGGACGCCCAGCAGGATATTCGCTCCCTTGTTCAGCGCTTCCAACTCTGGCGGAGTCGGCTCCCAGGCCGAGAACATGAAATTGCCCTCGGGCGTTTGAACATCCAGGATGGGAAGGACGCCGCAGGACATATCCCTGCCATCCCAATCGGCAGGGGCGCCCAGCTGGCGCGTGGAGCCATCGATGCGCTTAATCAGCATGATCGCCTCCGTCGGTGGCGTGGGCCGCCGCAGTAGCTTTGCTGGAGGACTTTTGCTCGGCCTTTGCGCGCAGTGCGCGGATGGATTCCTGCTGCGCCAGCAACTCGTAGAAGACTGCGGCGGGAAGCTCGATGGTGGCATCCTCTACCGGTTTTTCTCGCAGCGCCTGCCGCACTTGCTCTGGGATGGCCAGCACCACCGCATCAACGGCTGAGACCATTGGCAACACCGCGCGGGCCGGGGGAGTCCAGGGGCGGATCGCTGCGGTCGTGACTTTCTTTTTCCCCGAGGCAGCAGCTTCCTGCTTTGCAGCTCCTAGCACTGCCGCTGCGCCGTCACCGTGCTCGCGCACTGCCTCGATGGCGGTGGTAGCTGCTGTCTCGCCGGAGCGGACCATCATCTGAACAGCATGCGGTGCGACCGCGAGCAAGAGCATTTGCTCGATGTGCTGGCGCGACTTGCCCACCAGGTTGCCGATCTCCTCGTTACTGAGCCCGAACGCCTTCAGGCGCCGGTAGCCTTCAGCCAGCTCCAGTGGAAGCAGCTTGCGGTTGTCCTGGCTCGTGAGGATGCGGGCCTGGCGTTCCAGGTCGTTGCCCTCGAACGGCTCAATGCGAATCCACTCGATATTCAGGCCTTCCGCGAGCAGCTCTTGATCCGCAGTCGTGCGGCGATGGCCATCGATAACGTCCACGCCCCGGCCGTCTTCGGACAAGCTGACCTCCAGCGGCGGAACCTTGCCACCCCGGCGCTTATGATTCTTCAGGCTCTCGATGTCGTCACGGTAGCCGGGGGCTTCTGTGTCACGCAGGTTGAAGCCGGGCAGAATGCGGATGGCGCTGGGGCGCGCCCATAGGCCGGCGTCAGTACGCTTGACCACGCCGAGATCCATAAGCTTGCGCCAACTGGGTTTGTTAGACATTTGCGGCCTCCATCTTGGTGGAATTCATGAGGGCAGCGATACGCTGCTGCAGCTCGGTAAGGGTTTGGCCTTGAGCGGGGAGTGCAGGAATGGATGACGGCTGCATTTCATGCGACCTTCGCCATTTCGTGCTCATGCGCGAAATTGGCCGTCAGCAGCGCCCGCGCTAGCGGCGGGCAGACGCTGTTGCCGATCATGCGCACCTGGGCGGTCTTGGACAGGGGCTTGCCGTTGACGATCGGATCCAGGATGTAATCGTCCGGGAAGCCTTGCGCGCGCGCCAGTTCACGCGGCGTCAGCATGCGCATTCCGATATCGACTATCTGATATTCCTCGCCTTGCACGGTCACCAGGCCGAAACGCTCCTTGGTGGGGATGGTGTGCAGCGCTTCGTCGCAGCCCTGGAGCTGTCCACCATCGCGGTAGTACTTGATAAGGAATGCGCGCACCTCGCCGACATGGCCTCCGCCGGCAGTGAGCGTTGGCGCCGGCTCTTCCACGGCCTGGCCGAACTGGTTATTGCGCAGCTTCACCAGGTGCGAGGTGACGACAGCATGGCGGTTTTCAGTCGTCTGGGTCTTGAGTGGCTCCTCAATTCCAGATGCGCGCACTTCACCTGCCCGCTTCTCTGCGTTGTAATGCACCAGGTTAGCGGTCACCACGGAATGGTGGTCCGAGGTGGTCACGGTGCCGAAAGGCACGTTCACGCCAGTGCCGACCACGCCACCGTAGTGCTTGGCCAGCATGGCCGACACCAGCGCATGCTTGCCGCCGCCGGCGACAACGGTTCCGAGAGGTTTGTCCAAGCCCGGCGCACGCGGCGCTTGTCCCGGACGTTCACCGTAGCCAGTCTGCACCAGCGTTGCGGAAACGAGCGCTTGATTGCCGCCGCTGGCGGTGACGGTGCCCACAGGCTTCTCGATGTCGTGTGCCCCCGTTCCCCAGCGCTTTACTCCTGCTGGCGATTGCTCACCATGTGCTGCATCCACCAGCGTGGCGGATACCACCGCGAAGTGTCCGCCCTTGACCTCGGCGCACTGAGTGCGCAGCGGCTCGTCGGCCGCCATGACGCGCTGATTGCTGGCGTTGGCGTGCTCGGTGATGAACGGTGCCAGCTTTGCCTGGACGACGCCCATCGCGTGCGCGGCGCCGGCCGGGCGCTTGCTGTCGCCGCCGGCGGTGACCGTGTGCAGCGGCTCAGCCATGTCGCTGCCGGTGCTGCCGGTTCTGAATTTCGTGACGTGTGCGGCGACCAGCGCCTGCTCGCCGCGGTGCGCGCCGGTCACGGTTGGAAGCGGCTCGGCCGAGCTGCCGTTGCGATCGCTGCCCTGGTGCGTCATGTGCATCACCGAGGGCATCACCAGGCCGAAGCGCGGTGCGCCCGCCATGACGGTATGCAGTGGGTCGTCCAGATCCTGGCCGGTGCTGTTCTCGGAGAATTTCACGATGAACGGATCGCTGCTGTTCACGACAAACTTCATGATGCCCTTGGCGATGCGGCGCAGCGTCGCTTCCTTCAGCGGGCGCGCGCGCTCGAAGATCGAAGGGCAGGGGATCGACCAGTCGATGCACTCAGCCGCAGTGCGGTAGGGCAGCAGCTTGCCCGCCTTCACTGCAGCGGACTTCGGGTCACCGTGCGTCGGTTCTGGCCAGACGATAGGCAGGCCATCGCGGCGCGCAAAGATGAACAGGCGCTTGCGGATCGTCGGGGTGCCGTAGTCGCAGGCGCGCAGGATGCGCCATTCGACCTTGTAGCCCAGGCCGGCATACAGGCGATCCATGGGGAAGTCTGCCCCCAGCGCCTCGAAGATTTCAGGCATGTCCGGATGGTCTCGATCCAGGCCGGTAGTCAGCGCATCAATGAAGGCGCGGAAGGTGCGACCTTTTTCTTCCTTGATAGGCTTGCCTTCGTCGTTGATTGGCCCCCAGTCCTGGAACTCTTCCACATTCTCGATTGCGATGGCCCGGGGCATCTGGAAAGTACCCCATTTCAGACAGACCCAGGCCAGGCCACGGATCTTCTTCTCACGGGGCTTGCCGCCCTTTGCCTTGCTATGGTGCTTGCAGTCCGGCGAGAACCAGGCCAGTCCGATGGGCTGCTGCTGGGTGACGAAGCCCGGGTGGACGGTGAAAACATCCTCGCGGTAGTGGCGCGTGGTCGGGTGGTTGGCTTCGTGCATGGCCAGCGCTTCGCCATCGTGGTTGATCGCCACATCAACGGGACGGCCAAATGCCATCTCAATACCGGTGCTTGCACCACCGCCGCCAGCGAAGTTGTCAACCAGGAGTTCGGGGGAGAAGCCGAGGGGTAGGGTGATATCGTCGCGCTTCATGCCGCCTCCGCATCGGGCATCATGCCGCCCAGTGCATTGATCAGCGCATCCAGGAGCTTGCTCATTTCGCCCGCGAAGAGCAGGAAATGCCCGTCGAAGCGCTCATCTTCGTTCTTACCAATGGCGCCGGCGTCTTCCTTCAGCACGTCCAGAAGCGCAATCTTCTTGATGGAAAGGTTGTCGGCCAGGGTGAAGCTGATCTTGTCGGCCCAAGTCAGCGCCAGGCGAGTGCATTGCTTGCCGGTCTCGATGTGCTGACGGATCTGTTCCGCTTCCAGGGTGTGGCGCACGTAGCGCACGGTGGCCTTGCTCTCGGCGGTGGAGCGCAGCTCTGTATCCTGGTCCACGGTGAAGCTGGCAGGGGCCTCGTCGCTGGCCAGCCAGTCGGTCATGGCTGCGCCCGGTGACATGACCGTGCGCACAGTCTCCAGTGGAAACTTCGGGACGGCCTTGAACAGCAGCTTGAGCGCATCCTCTGCCTTGCCCGGCGTGCTGGAGTCGGCCACCAGCCAGCCGTTCACCGGGTCGATCCAGACCCACATGCTGGTGATACGCGTGAAGGCACGCGGCAGCAGTTCGTCAGTGATCTGTTCCTTCAGCTCCTTGGTCTGCTTGCGGCCCGGCGGAAAGCCTTGCTGCTCTTCCAGTTCCTTGGCGCGCTCGCGGGTGACCTGATTGATGACCGACGACGGGAGGATCTTCTTTTCGGTCTGCAGGCGCAGCAGGAACTGGCGATTGACCTGGTGGACTAGCATGATTTCCCGTGAAGGCCAGCGAGCAGAGCAAGGCAGCCCGTCGAAATCGTCAGGAGACTGCGCGTGAATTCTTTCAGCAACGTGGCGTGCTCGTTGAGCAGTTCTCGCCTGAGTGCGAATGGTGTCTTGAGTTCAGACGCGGACGGCTGGATAGGGTCGGTCATGAATTTTCTATTGATGAGAGAGACGGAATTCAGGAGTTTCGCACAAGGAGCTATCCAATGAAGGAGCCAACGAATGAGGCCACGCGCCAACTATTGCGAACGCTCGGAGGCATAGCTGCAAGCTGCCGCGCAACACTCGTCAAGCCGGAATCACTTTTCCCGGCAAACCTGGAATTTAACGGTGTGAGCGAATTCAAGCACGGCATGTCCGCCGTGGTGCTGCAGGTGTTCTTTTTAATTGGCAAGACCCCGGAAGGTCGGCAAGCCATTCTTGATCTCGGATTTAAGCCACTCCTTGATGATGCCGAATGCCCACCTGGCGTAGCGCCTTCAGGCCCAGAGGCAATTATTCCTCTGCGTCGCAATACCGCCGAGGTGGCAGCCGCGAGCCCGGGTCGAGCCCTGCATCAGGTGCGATCTGTCCCCGATGCCAGTTTCAAGGCTAATGCCGTGGACCTGGCGCAGGTTGAGACTCGGCAGCCCCAGGCTTCGGAACTGCCGAAGAAGTTGCCGCGTGGCTCTGTCGAGCAGCAGGAAAATTTCTTCACCCGATGCCTGTCTGCAGGCGGTGGACCTTGGATGACAGTTCGAGAGCAGCGCGCTCGAAAGGCTCGCTCACGGCTTCGTCGGCTCGGGCGGAATTCAAAAGTGCTACTCGTACTTGTTCTAACTGTTCTTCGAAATACGTCTCGACGGCATCGAGCTGCTCGATAGGAAGGGCTTCGAGGATGGCGAACAGCATAGCGTGCATCGCCATCGTTTCGCCCCTGAGAGCGGCGATTTTCTCGTGCGCATCGTTCAAGTCCATGGGAGCTCCTTGGTGGTTGTGGTGTGAGAACCAGCAATTTACCACTGAGGGGCTTCCACCCAAATTTGGCGGGTTTGTATTTTTCTTTTCGCATGCCATCAGGGTATGCATACGGGGATTAAAAGTCATGTTCCACGGTACACACGAGAGCCCGATTGGCTCGCTCCGCAGGCACGTAGAAGCCTGGAAGAAGCGCACAGGGAAGGCCAACGACCGACTCGATGGTGTGGTCTTCGGGGAAGATGGAAATCCGCTGACTGGCGGACTTTTCGAGAAGCTGCAGAAAGACATCGAAGAGAAATACAAGGAAAAGAAGCCGGTCTCCAATAACGACAATGCGCTGAGCGCCCAGATCAAGACCATCCAGGGGCAGATCCAGGAGGCGGATCGTGCGTTGCGGGCATCGTTGCAGAACAACAAGTCCTTATATGACGTGGGCCTGCTCAATACCCAGGACTACCTGAAGGCCGACTATGAGGCCCGCAAGGAAGCCCTGGCCAAGGAAATGGAGCTCGCCAAGCAGCAGGAGGAGGTCGCTGGCCGCAAGAAGAATCTGAGCTCGCTGGAGGATGCGAAGAACCAGCAGAAGAAGATCCGCGATCAGCAGCTGGAGAACGAGCAGAAGTTTGCGAACGACACTGCCTCTCTGTTGAAGAAGACGGAGCGCGATGTTCAAGCCTATGTTGACTCGCTGAATACCACCTATAACACCAGGGCGCAGGCCATCAAGAACATGGTGGCCGGTGCTGGTCTTGGCGATGCTGCGCGGGACGAATTGAACCGGCTCAACCAGGTGCAGCAAGAGTTTGACCGGGCGGCAGATGCGTTGCGCAAGTCCCGGGAGAAGGGCGAGGCGCATGGCGACATTGGTCAGGACCAGTACGACCGCGAGATGGCCGCCCTGCAGGCGAACCTTGAGCAGCGCCTGCAGTTGGAGAAGCACTACACCCAGGAGATCAAGGCCGTCCAGCAGGATGGTTGGGTCGGTGCAACCCGCTTCATGCAGAACTATGCGGACTCCGCCGCTAATGCTGCTGCCCAGGTGGAGAATGTGTTCGGCACTGCCGCTCGAGGCATGGAAGATGCCTGGGCCAACTTTGTGACGACCGGAAAACTGGATTTCAGCGGGCTGGCCAAGTCGGTGATCGCTGATATTGCCAAGATGCAGGCGCGTGCTGCGATATCCGGACTGTTCAGTTTCGCTGTTTCCGCAGCAGCTGCTTACTTCGGTGGTGGATCTGGCGGTGAAAGTTCTGCATCTGCTACAGCTGACTACTGGCAATCGCAAGTGGGCGGTGGGCAGGGGTTAAAGCTCAATGCACTTGGCGGCGTCTATGAGTCACCCAGTTTGAGCGCCTACAGCGGCCAGGTGGTCTCGTCGCCCACGCTCTTCGCCTTCGCCAAGGGCGCGGGCTTGATGGGGGAGGCTGGGCCTGAGGGGATTTTTCCGCTGAAGCGTGGCCCTAATGGCGCGCTGGGCGTCCAAGCATTCGGTGGTGGCGGCCAGGTCCAGGTTTCAACTACGGTGAACGTCTATGGTGATGGACGGGCCGATGTCTCGACGGATAGCCAGACGGATCTCGGTACGTTGGTCGGCAATCTGGTTAATCAGGCTGTGTCCGTGCAGTTCCAGCAGGAGTTACGGCAGAACGGGAGGCTCTGGAAAATCATGAATGGAATGAGGGCAGCTTGATGGCAACAGAGAAATTTACCTGGCCCACGACTGCGTCCCTGACGAAGCAGGTGAAGTTCAGCGCATGGTCTGTGCAATTTGACGATGGCTATGAGCAGACTATTCGCAAGGGACTCAACCCCGTGGTGGCGACGTGGAATGTTTCTGTTACCGGCCCTGTTGAGACCATCACTGCTGTGGAAGCATTTCTGGACAGGCACGGTGCGGACGTCGCTTTCAATTGGGTGGCACCACGGGACGGCCTGGTGTTGGTGCGTGCGACAACTGACGGCTACAGCACGTCCGAATCTGGCGGCGGTGTATCTACGTTGAGCGTTGCCTTCAAAAGGGTCTACGTGCCATGAGCATTACAGCAGATGTGCAGAAGTTGGAGGTGGGGGCAAAGGTCGAGCTGTTCGAACTGGATGCGACAGAAATCAGCGGAGACGTGCTGCTGTTCCACGGGTATCTGCAGATCGGCGTGATCGTCTGGCAGGGCCGAGAGTACGCGGCTTGGCCTATTCACGCGGAGGGCTTCGCTAAGGCTACGGACGGTCAGCCGGCAACGCCTAAGCTGCGGGTCGGCAATGTCGATGGAACCATCGGCGCGGCCTGCATGTACCTGGACGATTTCGTCGGGGCCAAGGTGACGAGGTTCACGACGCTGGGAAGGTATCTCGATGCGGTGAACTTCCCTGAGGGGAATCCTGACGCAGATCCGGACGAGCAGTTTCCGCCCGAGATCTGGTACGTGGAGCAGAAGACCGCGCAAACAGCAGAGGTGATCGAGTTTGAGCTGTCTAGCCCTCTGGATTTCGATGGCCTGATGCTGCCAGCACGCAAGATCATTGCGAATCTTTGCCCCTGGGAATATCGGGGCGCAGAGTGCGGCTGGACAGGGATTGCGTTCTTCAACACCCGCGACGAGCCTGTTGCTGACCGATCCCAGGACCGCTGCGGCAAGCGGCTTTCGTCGTGCAAATGCCGCTTCGGCGCGTTCGAAGAGCTGCCATATGGAGGATTTCCGGCGGCGGATCTGATTAGGGCGAATTGAAATGAAATCAGAAACTGAAGCTGCCATCCGCGTCCATGCGGTGGCGGAGTATCCGCGCGAGTGCTGCGGTCTGGTCGTGGCAGGTCACGACGGGGAAGAGATATATTTCCCCTGCCGCAATGTCGCGCCGCCCAGCAAGGCGGGGCGGGACCGTCGTACCGACTATTTCGTGCTGAGCAAGGCTGATCAAGGCGCGGCGCTGGACCAGGGGGAGATCATCGCTGTGGTGCATTCCCATCCGGATTGGCCTGCCGCACCCACGCAGGGCGATCTTGTCGCATGCGAGGAGTCGGCATTGCCCTGGCACATCATCCGGGTCGATGGAGTCGACGGCGACCCGGTTGCGACTGAGTTGGTGACGGTCCATCCCAGCGGATATCGTGCGCCGCTGCTCGGGCGCGAGTTCTTCCATGGCGTACTGGACTGCTATGCCTTGATCCGTGACTGGTTCCGCCAGGAGCGGGGCGTGGTGCTCAAGGACTATGCGCGGGAGGACGGCTGGTGGGAAGGCGAGAGCGGCCCCGATCTCTATCTGGACCATTTTCGCGAGGCCGGCTTTGTGCCGATTGACATCTCCCAGTTGCGCGAGGGGGACTGTTTCATCATGCAGGTCCGCTCCAAACGCGCAAATCATGCGGCCGTCTACGTAGGCAATGGCGAGATTCTTCATCACCTCTACGGGCGGCCATCGCGGCGTGACGTGTATGGCGGCTATTGGGCGGAGGTCACGCGCCTGGTGGTGCGCTATGTGGGATAACAGCCGGCGAAAGCCGGCTTTCTTTTTTGATGGCTATGACTGATCGATTGAGAACAATACGGCTCTACGGAAAGCTTGGCGCGACCTATGGGCGTGTTCACCGCCTAGCCGTCAGTAGCGCGCGGGAGGCGATCCGGGCGCTGTGTGTCCTGCTCCCAGGCTTCGAGGCGGAGTTGATGGCGGCGCATGAAAAGGGTGTCGCCTATGCCGTCTTCAATGGGCAACAAAACCTCGGTCGCGACGATTTGGAGAATCCGCCAGGTTCGCGAGATATTCGGATCGCGCCGATCCTCCAGGGTAGCAAACGCGCTGGCCTCTTGCAGACCATCGTTGGCGCGGTCTTGGTTGTGGTTGGCGCATTTACCTCTTGGGCAGGCGGGACAGCCCTCATGGCGGCCGGCTTTGCCATGATGGCTGGTGGCGTCGTGCAGATGCTGACGCCGCAGAAATCAGGTGCTTCGGCGCAGGACGGTGTAGATAACCAGGCCTCATATAACTTCAACGGTCCGGTCAATACGAGTGCGCAGGAAAACCCTGTTCCGCTGGGATACGGGCGTTGCATTGGCGGATCAGCCGTCATCTCCGGTGGAATTTATGCAGAGGATCAGGCATGAGGGAGATTACCGGCTTTGGTGGAGGTGGTAAGGGCGGTGGAGAGGGCTCCTCCGCCGTCGAGGCACCCGACAGTCTGCGGAGTATCTCCTATGCGAAGGTGCTGGACCTGGTCTGCGAGGGGCCGATTGTTGGCCTCGTCAATGGTGCGCAGTCGATTTACCTCAACGAGACGCCCCTGCAGAACTCAGGCGGCTCCTACAACTTCTCGGGCTTCCAGTATGAGTTCCGGCCTGGTACGCAGGATCAGTCCTATATTCCCGGCTTTCCCGAGGTGCAGAACGAGCTGGGGATATCAACCGAGCTGAAGTCGGCGGTCGCATGGACGCGGGGCATCAACAACCTGCAGCTGTCGGCGGTGCGCGTGCGTCTTTCTGTTCCGGGGCTCCAGCAGACCGACAACAGCAATGGCAATGTCAATGGGTACCGTATCGAGTACGCCATCGATGTAGCCACCGATGGTGGCAGTTTTTCCAACGTGATGACCGGGGCCTTCGATGGCAAGACAACCACGAAGTATGCGCGCAGCCACCGGGTGAATCTTCCCAGGGCAACTTCGACCGGCTGGCAGGTACGAGTTCGTCGGCTCACTGCAAACGCGAACAGTTCGCGGATCGTGGATACCACGATGGTGGAGTCAATCACCGAGGTGATCGACGCCAAGCTGCGCTATCCGATGTCCGCGATCATGGGGCTGATGGTGGACTCGTCGCAGTTCAATGCGATTCCGACCCGTGCCTACGATATGAAGTGGCGCATCATCCGCGTCCCTTCGAATTACAACCCGGAGCCCCGTTTCTACGACGGCATCTGGGACGGCACCTTTAAGCCGGCATGGACAGATAACCCGGCCTGGATCTTCTATGACCTGGTGCTGCACAAGCGCTATGGCGCTGGCACCCGGATCTCAGAAGCCCAGATCGACAAGTGGCAGCTCTATAAGATCGCTCGCTACTGCGATGAGCTGGTGTCGGATGGGAAGGGCGGGCTCGAGCCGCGCTACACCTGCAACGTGTACATCCAGAAGCAGGAGCAGGCCTATCGCGTATTGCAGGATCTCGCCTCAATCTTCTGGGGTGTGTGCTATTGGGGGGGCGGCCAGCTGGTGGCTACCGCCGACATGCCTGCCGACCCCGTGTACACCTACACGGGCGCGAACGTGGTGGACGGCAAGTTTTCCTACGTGGGCAGCAGTCGGCGCACCCGCTACACCACGGCACTGGTGTCCTGGAATGATCCGACAGACTTCTATCGCGCCAAGAACGAGTATGTCGAAGATCCGGACGGCATTGCTCGCTACGGCGTGCGCCAGGTGGAACTCACGGCCTTCGGCTGCACGTCGCAGGGGCAGGCGCAGCGGTATGGACGGCGGGCGCTGGCGGCCTCGCGTCTGTTGACAGAGACCGTCACCTTCACGGTTGGCCTGGATGGTGCTGTAGCCGCACCTGGTCAGATCATCCGCGTTGCTGATGCCAGCAAGATGGGTCGAAGGAACGGGGGCCGGATTCGCGCTGCGACTGCCGACCGCATCAACCTGGACAAGGCTCCCGTCATCCAGGCCGGCGATGCGCTGACCGTCACGCTGCCTACGGGTATCACTGAGACGCGGCCTGTTCAGGAGGTGACCGGGGAAGAGGTTGTGGTCGCACCGCCGTATTCCATCGTGCCGCAGGCACAGTCCATCTGGACGGTCGATAACGCCGATCTGGTGGTGCCTCTCTATAAGGTGCTGTCCGTGACCGAGAAGGACGGGCTTACCTTCGAGATCACGGCGCTCCAGCATGAGCCGGGCCTGTATGCCTACGTGGATAACGCCACGGTGATCCCGGAGCGTCCGACAAGCGTTGTTCCGATGCGGTATCAGCCGCCTGTCGCCAACGTGAAACTCTCGACCTATAGCTCCGTGGCCAACGGATCAAGAGGCACCACCATGGTGATCTCCTGGCCCGCAGCCGACAGAGCAATGGCCTATGAGGTTGAGTGGCGGCGCGACAGCGGCGAGTGGGTGTCGTTGCCGCGCACGACCTCCCTGAGCGCTGAGGTGCCGGGCATCTATGCCGGCAGCTACGTTGCGCGGGTGCGCGCCTTCAATAGCATCAACCTCGTTTCGCGTAACGTCGAATCGGCACCTACTCAGCTGGACGGGAACCTCGGGCCGCCGCCTGACGTGGAGTGGTTCTACGCCGATGACGATGTGCTGACCTGGAGCGACGTGGTGGACGCGGAGCTGGCGGGCTACCAGATCCGGTTCCACTACGGCCAGAACAGTAGCTGGGGTGATGCCACGCCACTGCATAACGGCATCTTGCTGGCCAGCCCCTACCAGGTGCTCACTAAGCCCGCCGGCGCGCTGACCTTGATGATCAAGGCGGTGAATCGGGCGGGGCAGTACTCGGCAGCGCCGGCCATCATCCTGCAGGCGTTCGGTGACCAGCTGGTGGCCAATGTGGTGGAGGAGTTTGATTTCCAGGCGATGGGCTTCCCCGGCGAGTTGACTGGCGGCTCTGTCGTCGGCGATGCGCTCCGCGCAGAGGGGACTGCAGCGTTCTGGGGCAACGATGTGGCCGACTTCTTCGGCGCTGATTCAGATCCGTTCTACGTTGATAACTACGAGGTAATGACCTACATCACGCCGCCGATCATACCGACTAGCGGTGCGACGGGCAGCAAGATGACGCTGGACCTGGATATCGCGGGGTCTGCCGTTCGCATCGAGTATCGGCTATCGGGGAGCGATCCCTTCTGGTCGGGCGATGATGGCGCTGAGTTCTTCGGCCCAGATGCCGATCCGTTTTATGCGGACAGCGCACCGTGGCAGCCGTGGCCAGGGAATGTGATTGCGCAGCGCGCGGAATACCAGTTCCGGTTCACGACCGGCACTGGCGCCATCGAGGGCGTCATCAGCACCTGCCGGGCGGTTATCGATGTTCCTGACATTGAAGAGAAGCTCAACGATGTACCCATCGTCGCCGGCGGCACGCGGCTTCCGCTGGCCAAGCTGTATTCGGTCATCAAAAACGTCCAGCTGACGCTGCAGGATAGCGGCACGGGCGCGACGTCGATCCGGATTCTCGATAAGAGCGCCACCCTTGGCCCAATGGTGGCTTGTTACAACAAGGACAACGTGCCGGTTTCTGGCGTTGTAGATGCAACAGTTCAAGGTTATTACCAATAGGAAGAGCAATGGCACTTTTACCTGATCGCAATATTTTTGACGGATCGCGTCCGGCCAAGCCGACAACGGCGGACATGAAATCCACCTGGGGAACGCTACGGGACTTTATCGCGGCGTTCTTGGGTACCGACAGCGATAACAAGGAGGCGGCGCGCACCCTGATGGGGGTATCCAGCACGGTGGATGTGCAGACGGGGAAGATGCTCTTCGCGCCCGCAGCTGGGACCGGTGATGCGATGACCGTCGCTCTAGTACCGCCAGTCGTCACCCTGGTTGACGGCATGGTGATCCATACCCGGACCTCCGGCCAGAGTACCTCGATCACGCCCACCCTCAAGGTGAATGGCCTGCCCGCCGTGACCATTTGCGGCGCGAACGGCGCTGCACTGCCAGTCGGGGCGTACCCCGACAAGTGGCCGGCGAGCTTTCGCTATCGCGCATCGACGGACAAATTCGAGCTGCTGAACCCAGCTCCGAAGGAGACGGCCCAGTATGCCGAGAACCTGCTGATCAACACGCTCTTTGCGATCAACCAGGATAGCTATACATCGGGAACAGCGACCGGGACGGCGCTGCAGTACGTTATCGATCAGTGGCGGGTCGATACATCGGGCCAGGCGTTGACGCTGGAGGCGTTGGGTTCATCGGCGTACGGCTATATCGCCACGGCACCGGCTGGCGGCATCAGTCAGCCGATCCCTGGATATAAAAATGCTGGCGGCGTTCACACGCTGAACTGGGAAGGGACGGCGACCGCTACGGTCAATGGAACGGCTATAGCCAAGGGCGGGCAGACGGCATCCTTGACGGCGGGTGCGAACGTCATCGTCAAGTTCATTGGTGGAACAGTGAGCCGACCGCGCTTCGTGAGGGGGCTGGCTGACCCTGGATTTATCCAACGCGACCCGGACATTGAGCTGGCACTGTGCCAGGTGTTCTACGAAAAGGGCTTGGCCTACTACGAGGGCTATGCGACGCCATCCGTTCCCCTGGGGGCGCAGAACACACGGTTCCGGGTGTTGAAGTACACCGTCCCGACCATGACGTTCGGTACGTTCAATTCGATCCAGAATGCCACTGCGGGCGGCTCTCGCGCTTACACATCCAAGAGCGAGTTCGTGCGGTATTGCGTCGGCACCACCGCTGGCGCGGCGACGGCCACCGAGCCATGGACTGCCAATTCCCGTATCTAAGGAGACTATATGTATAAGCTCGTCGCAGGAAATAGCCGCATTGTCATCCGCATCATCGACGGCGCTGAAGTCCCCATCGATGATCAAAACGAAGAGAGCGCGCCGGTCAATCGTGATTATCTGGAATATCGGCAGTGGCTGGAGGATGGGAATCAGCCGGAGCCGGCAGACGCATTCACCGCGCCAGCAGAGCCGAATCCAATTGAAAAGCTGAGGGAGTTTCTGGCGCTGAATCCGGACGTCGCTGCCATCGTGACCGGTGGTTGATCCGATCCGTTTTGTGAAGTGCTGAGGCCGCCATGAGGCGGTTTTTTTATTTGTGCAGACGTCTGCACTGCCGCCTCGGCGGCGCTATCAGGGGATATGAATGCCAGAACCAACAACAGGGGCGGTGATCGGTGCCGGATCGGGGGCATTTGCCGTCGGCACGATCACTATTACAGGGTCATTCCTGGGGCTGCAGTACGACATGCTTCTGGCTGGACTGGCCGGCGGCCTGGTCGCGCTGTCGTGCATGCCGCAGGTGCCACGTGCACGCATCCTGGTGATTCTCATCACCAGCGCGCTCATGGGAGGCTACGGTGGCCCGGTGTTGACTGCCTGGGCGATCCAGTCGGACGTGTTCGCCTGGTCGGCCAAGATCCCGGACGCAACACGGATCTTCAGCGCCTTCGCTATTGGGGGAAGTTCGCAGACCGTCGTGCCTCTGGTTTTCGGCCAGCTGCGCATGCGGTTCGGAGGGGGTAACACGACACAGGAGCCGTCCCAATGATGAAAT